CACCTTGTGCCAACCAGACGTAGGTAGCCGCGTCGGGGCTCGCGCCCTCTCGTAGCTATTCCATCCGGGACCCGCCTCCTCGCGTACTCGAGTATCTCTTGCGAGATATCTTTGTGCGATAAGGGGAAAGTCCCTTCGACTGGATCTGGATGACGTCGTGAAAGGGTTGCTAGGACCAAACCAAAACTGCGCTTGTCGAGCTCTTCGGCTCTATAGCTCAGATAGTGGTACTCCCAGCCTTCCCAGCCTTCTCCCCCGTCATGGGGGTCATCCCTGATACGCCGAATGAATGGCTTTGCCTCCCGTAAGGAGGAAATGAAGCCCACATCACCGGCGAACACAGGAACTCTGCACTTTCTTACTGCAGGGTCTGACTCATCCAAGAGTCTTTTCCACAGCGGCCTAAAGCGTGCATCACAGCCGAAGCCGTTCAACCTACGCGCAGACCAGAGTCGCAGAGCGTTTGCCATCTGCATCCTAGCAGGTAGCTGGCGCTCGCTATCTTCAGTAGTGCCGAGATAGAAGGGGCGGACATTCTGTCCTTTAAACCAATCGGTACCACACGACTCGAAGAAATTGCCTGCCAAGCAACTCTTCTCATGGTTAACTTTGAAGCCAAGGTACTCCAAAGCTTCAATCAGCGCCGGCGCATATTCCGAGGGCAACACCATGTCGTCCCCGTAAACTGCACACTCGTTCCATTTACGCCGAGGTACCACAGACCGCATTACACCCCAAAAGAGCAAGCTCTCGAGGGGGAACGTAAATCCGTTTCCCATGGCACAGAACTTCTCGAGCCGAACCGGTTCCTTGTCGATGACGGTAATATCTTCCCGCAAAAGTTCTAGCAGGAATAACCACCTATCATTGATGACAAGACGCCGTACAGCCTCGAGGCACATCAGCTCAGACGCGTTACTGAGGTCGAGGGTTACCCCTCCCCTTTCATAACACAAACGAGCCGCCTCTTGGTTCTTCGACTGATCGCGCAAATTGACCCCAAAGAGGTTAAGCCTGTCGCGAATATAGCCACCGACCCCTAGCTGAGCGTAAACGTTCAGCAATGGACCTTTGGCACACCCACGGCGAGCCGTTGCCTTCTTGGGTACCGTAAAGAACTCGTTGCCTTCAACGACTTGGACTTTAGGCCGGTACTCTGACCAGCTTTCAAGCATAATCGCTTGGGCGAACGGTTCCAACTTCCGTGTTACAGATGGGATTGCGTCATATTTGTCAGACACGACGCTACCCTCTGCCCTTACACCAACTGCCCCACCTGGGCCATGCGCTGCCGCCTGCTCTATTGTATTCAGAGCAGCACGGTCGAGCGGACCTAGGATGCGGTCTATCTCAAGACATGCATTACGCCACCACTGAGGATGGTCGCAAGCAGCCGTTTGATTCAACCGGTCGTTAGTTTGACGGTTACAGTCTTCGGCCTCGTAAAACGTGGCCTTGGCCTTGGCTTCAAGATCTAACCCCAACGGCAGGTCTGCGCTTTTCCGAAGGATCTCAGACACGAGTCGGTCGTCAGCCAGAAGGCTGGGACATTCGTAGTTACCGGGATCCCAAGGGAGCTCCAGATACTGCATCCATTCCTCATTGCTAAGCAGGAGGTATACAGCAAGCGAGCGCGGGGTGTTAATCACTTCGCACAAAGACAGTGTAAAGTTGACTTGGAGACTTAGAGCCTCCGAAATGGACGTGGTCAAGAATCACCTCCAGGCAAGTTGCACATCTCAAAAATGTGGGTTTAAAGGGCAGGCACCGAAACGGAATTCCGGACAGCCTGGGCAAGATCGGAGCAATGCTCGAAAGTGGACAAGCCCGTCACGAAGACGAGTACGACCACCACGAGAGCTCCACAGACCTTAGTGGTCAGCATCTTGCACTTACCCGTAGAACGGGTCGCGGCTCTTCACGTAGGCTTCAACAGTCGCATGGCCGATAAGGTTATCGACCATGGCTTCGAAGTCCCCACGTTCTGCAGTCGTGAAGTTCTCGGGAATTACCCACACACCTTCGAAACGAGCAGTGCTCGCAACGGTGGTGACGCCATTGACGTCCGTGACCTCCTTCGGCAAATTAAGGCGAACCGCGACGCGGTCCGTCTTGCGCTTCGGAGAGGCCAACGAAAAGTCAAGCACGATACTCGCCATGCCACCGGACGTCAGGGATACGGCCTTCTCATAGAGAGCGGACCTCCCCGGGCTAACGGTGACGGGTGCGAACGTGCGGGCAGCTGGGACAGCATCGTTGATGACGATGTTAGCAGCAGTAGGCATGGAAATCTCCATAGGGACCGGCGGATGCCGGCAGTTACTGACGAAATGTCAGAGGCGGAACGACGCGAGGACAGCTGAGAGGTTTGTTAACCTCCTCCAACTGCCAGACGGCTTCCAGTTTACCCCACCAACAGGAATGGAGTATAGAACAGAGCGTTCATACCTACTGTAGTTATAGACACCGGGCTCTTCCAGAGCTTGGCCCACTCCCACAGCGGTATCCCACGTTCGACGGGATTCCAAGGTCGTTCTAGTCCCCGTAACGCTAGTGACTCCTGTCATAGCATCAAGAGAGGACAAGAAATCCCCGACATTCGAAAAATAGTCGAGAACCCAAGAGAAAGGGACTCCAGCATAGACGGCCTCTAAAGGGTTGCCAAACGTCGTATCCGAATCTCGCACAGTTGGCGAGTAGGTGACGTAGACAATAAACCTCTTCGAGAGCACGCCAGTGTGAGAGCACTCCCCGTCCCCTGCACCAGGTACAGAGACATCTACAAGCTTACGCTTGGTTACTACGATTCGCCTTTTGAGCGGTCGCGTTGACCATGTTTGGGCTCGTTCGTATGCCTCTGCGGCATCGCTCAGCGTTGGTGAGAGCACGAATGCACTCACTAGCCAAGTTGCAGGGATCTTCCTGATCCACCGACGCCAATTCCGCGGGATCCGAAACCAGCCTCCCTTTGGGCGCTTATAGCGCTTTTGGGTTCCAGCTGAGTCGCGGACTTTGCGAATGGTGTCAACAACCTTCTCCCCAGCCCTTGAGAACATGTCAAATGTTTCCCAAGCCTCGCCAACATACTCAGCGAGATTTTGCCTCGAGTCCTTAATACGTAGACGCAAGTCTACATAGGCCGCGTCGTCAAGATCATCAACAAAGCCCGGGTGCGTGCCTGGAGGTCTCCTATAATGGTCCACCCTGTAATAAGTCGCAGGGGGAACACATTTGGGAGCGCCCCAAGTATACGCCTGAACGCGCTTGTATAGCTGATAGTTCTCAACGTACTTCCGTAGCGACCCGCGATGGGTCAGCGACGCAAGGAGGTTGGCTGGAAAGGGCCGGTGTTCCGGCCCATCGTAGTATTGCTCGGCACCCCTGCGAATAGTGCGCGTAGCGAACGCCTGGTAATTGGTCTTCCCGGCACACGGCGGATAAATGTACTCTAAAGAGAGTTCAACCGCCGAGCGACCGAGATTCCGATCCAGTATGTTAGCCATGCAATCGCCTCCAGGGTATACGTTACGGAGCTTCGTGCTCCAGCCGAGTCGTGCATCATGCACGAGTGACCACTCCAAGGGCGCCAAACTAGGCTAACCCAAGGGGTGGAAAGGGACGTCTAGGCATTCACACCAAGCAATCCGATTGCTCAGGAGAAGCTAGGCACCCCATAA